GGCTCCCGCGCAAAGCTCGCCAAGCGGTTCTTTGAAGACGTATACGCCGCATGGGAAGAACAGGGCGAAAGCGTCATAGCCCGCGCGTTCTTCCATGATCCTGTTGCCTCAATGCAGATGGTGGCGCGCCTCATGCCGCAGAAGATTGAAATCTCCACGCCTACCGATGGCATGTCTGATGAACGCCTAGCGGAAATGCTTGAATATGCGGAACGCATGGCAGGGCTGCGAGCCGAAGCGGCGCGCGTGATCCAAGGCCAGGTGATCGAAGGGGATGCTGCGGTTGAAAGCGCCGCGCGTGCCCTGCCGTCCCCTGCGCACAAGCCCGCCGACGAAAACGGCGATCTGCGCAATGCCGTCGAGGCGGGGCCGGGGGAGCCGCCACGCGATAGGGTTGGTTTGGGGAAAAATATCCCACCCGCAATAGCGGCCGCCGAGCCGGATCGACCGGACAGCCGAAAAGAGCATAACACGTTAGATTCCGGCAATCCTGCTAGGACTTGCAAGAGTTGCGGCGTCGAACTTCAGCCGCACGAGATCGAGCTATGCGACCGCTGCGGCGCACCGGCTGTTTTGCCCTATCCGGTGGGAAAGCCGTTTCCACCGAACGATGCGGCCGTGACGGCGCGAAACAAAGCCAGACTGGCCGGAGTGGACCCCGTTGACCCGGAAAGCCTCTTCTGACATAACAAGTTAGGAATAACGGAGAACCGGCATGAACGAAGCACCTAAATCCTTGCGGCGTAACGCTGAAGAAGAGCCGGTCAAGATATTGCGAAGCGCGGATTTGTGGGGCGAGATCGACGCCGTCACCAGCCTAATCGCGCCGGATATGATCGAGCAGATGCGAGAGATGGGTTTCACGGAACACGTCGCCAGCAGCACCGCGATCGAGCAGATCGTAGCGATGGTGCTGGATTATCTGATCGACGAGGTTCGGGTGTATCGGAACGGGGAGGGCTTCGAGTTGGACCTCGGCAGCGGAGAGGTTCAGGTCGAACTCGTCGAAGAGCAGATATCGCCATGGAGCCGCGCAGAAGATGCGATTGATGAGATGGAGGAAGACGAACGTGCCGAGTTTCGAGCGTGGCTTGACGGCAAAGACCCGTTCGACGCATAACAGTGGCCGCAGCGGGGGATACTCCGGGGGAGTGCGGAGAGGTTCGGCTTCCCTGCCGTGACGGTGAAGCTGTCCTGAAGCGCTGGCCCGGCTGCGGGTGTGGTAGGCCCTTCATGACCGGCCAAGGCGGCAACACCTCTCGCTTGAACGGAGGGAACCATGACCAAGATTATCGTGATCGGCCTGATCGCCGCAGCCGTGTTCTGGCTCGTGCGGGAGTTGCGGAATGCCCCGCAATGCGTCTGCGGCCGGAGCGACTGCGGAGGCGGGTGTGGGCTTCGCTGAAACCTTCGTCCTGATTGGCGCGGCGATCTGCATCGCCCCGGTCCTGTTCGGCTTCGTCGTCACGCGATGGGTGATCGGCTGGAGCGATCCTTCGCGAAAGGGGCCTCTTGTCTGACGTAGAGGTTCCAGCCGAGAACGCCTCGGCCGAAGAGTGGGCGATCTTCGCGCAGCGGATCAGGGCCGAAAAGGACCGGCGGTTTTCGGAGAACCGGCTGGCTCACTACAAGCCCTATGCCAAGCAGCTAGAGTTCCACAAGGCCGGTGCGCTGCCGATCTACGAGCGCCTGTTCATGGCCGGAAACCAGCTAGGCAAGACCTTCGCCGGCGCGGCCGAAGTCGCCATGCACCTCACCGGCCGCTATCCGGCTTGGTGGCCCGGCCGGCGGTGGGATCGCCCCGTCACATGGCTGGCCGGATCGGTGTCTTCGGAGTTGACGCGCGACGGCGTTCAACGCCTGCTCGTCGGCACCCCTAAGGTCGAAGCCGAGTGGGGGACCGGCTATGTCCCCAAGGACGCCCTGCTCGATTGGTCACGCCGCCAGGGCGTGCCCGACGCGCTCGATTCCATCACCGTGCGCCACGCGGCGGGCGGAGCGTCCACCCTCCTGTTCAAGTCCTACGACCAAGGGCGCGAGAAGTGGCAGGCCAACACCGTTGACGGGGTGTGGTTCGACGAAGAGCCTCCGCAGGACGTCTACTCCGAAGGGATCACCCGCACGACGGCCACCAGCGGCTCGACCTTCTGCACCTTCACGCCTCTGCTCGGCATGTCCGAAGTCGTGCGGCGCTTCCTCAACGAGAAGGACGCCCACCGCGCGGTCGTCACCATGACGATCCACGACGCCGAGCATATCAGCCCCGAAGAGCGCGAGCGCATTGTCGCCCGCTATCCCGAGCACGAGCGTGAAGCCCGCGCCATGGGTGTGCCGATCCTCGGCTCCGGCCGCATCTTCCCGATCGCCGAGAGCCGCATCCTCATTCCGCCGTTCAACATTCCGTCGCACTGGCCCGTGATCGGCGGGCTCGACTTCGGATGGGATCACCCCACGGCCGCCGCCAAGCTCGCATGGGATCGCGACAACGACGTGGTATATCTCGTGCGCGAGCACCGGCTGTCGAAAGCAACCCCCAAGCAGCACGTCGCGACCATCGGCGACAAGCGCTCGTGGGGCGATATCGCGTGGGCCTGGCCGCACGACGGCATGATCGCCGACAAGGGCTCGGGCGAGCAGCTTGCCAAGCAATACAAGTCCGCAGGGCTCAACATGCTCGGCGAACACGCGCAGTTCCCCAACGGCTCGAACTCCGTCGAAGCCGGGGTGCTCGAAATGCTGGAGCGCATGAACGACGGCCGGTGGAAGGTGTTCGAGGGCGTCTGTCCTTTGTGGCTCGAAGAGTTCCGCCTGTATCACCGCGAAGACGGCAAGATCGTGAAGGATCACGACGATCTGATTTCGGCTTCCCGTTACGCCCTGATGATGCTACGACACGCAAGGATCAGCCGCCCGCGGTTTGACCGTTTCGGTTTCAACGACGCCAGCAGCGGCCAAGGGGGTACGGCTGCCGGCACAGGAGAGGTGAACTGGTGATGAGCTTCATTCCAAACACGATCGGAAAAGTCGCCGGATTTCTCCCTCGCACGATCGGAGGAGCTATTGGCGGTGTCGCCGGTAACGTGTTCACCGATGTTTTTAGCCGGCCTCGGCGCGAAAAACCATTGCCGCCTCAAGGCCAGAACGATCCGCGCGTGATGCGCTCGACAAGTTCGCCAGGCTACGGCAAAGGGTCTTCGTCGCTTTCCATCTGACGATCTGCAAAGGAGATAAACTCGTGGCACAAACCCCTACCCCAACCGGTCAAGCTGACCAAGCTGACCAAGCCGTCCCTGCGTCTGACCCCGTTGCCGATCAAGGTACACAGGCGCGCGAACTTAGCCTTTCCGCCGCTGACTGCCCGTACAGCCTGCAAGGCGAAAGCCGGACAGCATGGTTCGCCGGGTTCGGCGAAGATGACCCTGAAGCACCGCAGGCTTAAACCACGTGACGTCCCTGTTCTCCAAGCCGAAGGTGCCCGTGCCGCCGCCCGTGCCGACCGTCGACGACGCGCAGGCAAGGGTGAACGCGATGGACCGGACGCTTCGTCGCGGGCGCGCCACTACGGTGCTCGCCAGCGACACCGGGCTCCCGAACCTCGGGACCACGAAAACGCCCTCCGCCACGGCGGGGTGACGTTGACGGCCGGTGCGGGTGTATCTCCGTGCCGAAGCACCGGCCGTTTTTGACTTTCAGGGGGTGGGCGTGGAACCGAACAGCAAAGCAAGCGAGATCATCAAGCAGGCCGACAAGGCCCGTTCGGATCGCGCCAACTTCGACAATCAGTTCGAGCATATCGCCCGCTACGTCCTGCCGCGCATGGGTGACTTCAACACCAAGCGCAAGAAGGGTGCCCGCCGCGACGAGTTCATTTACGATTCGACCGCTCCGCTCGCCCTGCCGAGCTTCGCGGCCGCGATCGAAAGCCTCGTGATCCCGCGCACGCAGAAGTATCACGGCTACAAACCCTCCAATCCCGCGCTGCTCAACAACCTGAAGGTCATGGCCTGGCTGGAGCAGCTTCGCGAGCTCACCTTCCGGCTGCGCTATTCGGCGCGCTCGAACTTCGCCAGCCAGGCCAGCGAAGTGTTCCTGTCTCTCGGAGCGTTCGGCACCGGCGCGCTCCTGATCGAAGACGGCATGTCGCGCGGCATCCTCTATCGCTCGATCCCGCTCTCGCAGCTTTGGCTCGTCGAGGACGCATGGGGCTTCATCGTCGGCTTCTACTGGCGCTACGAACTCACCGTGCGCCAGGCGATCGGCAAGTGGGGCGACGCGCTGCCCGAGAGCATCACCAAGTATCGCGACACGGAGCCGGAGAAGACCTTCGAGTTCCTGTTCCATGTCTGCGAAAACGAGGATCGCAAGCCCGGCAACGTCGGCTACGAGGGCATGAGGTATCGGGCCTACGACGTCGTGATCGAGGGCAAGCAGATGCTCCGCGAGAGCGGCTACCGCACCTTCCCCCTGGCCGTCTCGCGCTACACCGTCGCGCCCGGCGAAGTCTACGGCCGCAGCCCCGCGTGGGATGCTCTGGCGGATATCAAGACACTCAACGAAATGGCGAAGACGAGCCTGCGCTACGGGCAGCTTGTCACCGATCCGCCGTGGCTCACGGCCGACGTCGACGCCATGTCGCCCTTCTCCATGCGCGCCGGGGCGATCAACGCCGGCTACATGAACGAACGCGGCGAGGTGCTGGCGAAGAGCGCCGCGCCGCAGGGCGATCCGCGCTTCAGCCTCGAATTGCAGGATCAGCGCCGCCAGGCGATCAACCGCAGCTTCCTCGTGACGCTGTTCCAGATTCTCGTCGAGACGCCCGAGATGACGGCGACCGAAGCCATGCTGTGGGCGCAGGAGAAAGGCGCGCTGCTGGCTCCGACGATGGGCCGCCAGCAGTCTGAGTTCCTTGGCACGATCGTCACTCGCGAACTCGATATCATGTCGACCAGCGGTGTGATCGAAGACGCGCTCGGCCCCATGCCCGAAGAGCTTGCCGACGCCGGCGGAGCGCTGGAGATCCAATACGACAGCCCGCTCACCCGCGCGCAGCGCGCCGAAGAAGGCGTAGGCGTGTTGCGCACGCTGGAGACGGTGGGCACCATCGCGCAATACGATCCCGGCGTGCTGAAGGAGATCAACTACTACCGCGGCCTCAAGATCGTGGCCGACGCGAACGGAGCGCCGCTGTCGCTGTTCAACACGCCCGAAGAGAAGGAAGCTATCGCGGCCGCCGAGCAGCAGGCACAGGATTTGCAGCTTGCGCTTCAGGCCGCCCCCGTCATCGCCGACACCGCCAAGAGCGCGGCGCAGGCGCAGCAGGCGTCCACGGCCGCGCCGTTCTAGGGCCGAAGCAACGGAGAACCGACATGGTAGCATTGATTTCAGGGGGCCAGATCGTCGGCCGCAAAGAGCGCGACAAGCTCAACGAGCGGCACGAGCAGTTCCTTCGCGGCGACGTCACGAGCTTCGTCTGCGTCGTGGTCAAGGACGACGGCACGACCGAAGTGGATTTCGATCTCGTCGACGCGCAGGACGTCGCGGTCCACAACAAGATGGGGGGCGGGCTGCTTCAGGCGATCGACCACCTGCGCCACCTGGCCGTCGAGAAGCGCATGGCCGCCGACATTCTCCGGGGCGTCGCGCCGGGCCCGCCGGGCGGCAAGCCGTTGAACTGACGTGTCGTCGCGCTATCGCCGCAAGCAGATCGCGATCCGCCGGCTCCTGCTCGATCAGCGGGGCCAGTTGAACCGCGATGCTCGCGTGCTGGCCGTGGAGTTGAAGAAGCTCTGCGGCGGCAACCTGACGCAATATGACCGCAATGGTGCGGTCGACCCGATCGCTACGGCCGCCGCCGCGCAGCGACGGGAGGTGTGGGATCACTTCGTTCGGCTCCTGCACCTCGAACCCTATGAGGCGGCAAACCTACGTGAAGAGGAACAGTAAATGGGAACGGATATACACCCGGCACCGGCCGAGTTTTCGGCGGAACAACTTTCGACCGATCCGATTCTGCGCTACTTCCACTATGCGCA